ACGAATAGAAGAACCTGATGTAGCTGCAGCAACAATACGAGAATTATTAGAAAACTCTATAGATTTTTTATTTAACGACTTACACCCAGGCTGTAGAAAAAACGGTAGATTCTCTAACATCAGCGTTACTCTCCCAAGCATCTCTTGAGATGTCGCTCCTTTGTTAGCAAGGATAGCTACAACCTTCTCAGGATGAAAGAGAGCAAACCAAAGTAGATATGCAACTGAAGAAATAGACTTACCAGACTGTCGACACGCTAGTACAATGGAGAATCGTTGATTAGTAAAATGGTCAAACATCTTACTCTGATAATCGTATAGCTCGAAGTTTACAAGACCTAAATCTAGGTGAATAATCTTACAATACTTAGAAGCAAAGTAAGAAGAGTCATCCATACATTTTTTATATTCTTCTACTTCGAATATATTAAATTGTGTTACAACACCATCACGCTTAATATTTGGGTTACCGAGATATGTGTCATTCATCTGTCTGGTCAATTATATCCACATCTTTCATCAACATACGTTGTAAGTCTGTTGTAGACCCAACGAAAACATTATTATTAGTAGTACTAGGAATAGCTGGAATATCTTTCTTTTCCATATCGTGCTTCTTCTTATGAATATCAATAAGAGAATCACCTGCATCTGATACGTTTTTTAACATACCAGAAAGAACCTCATAGGCTCTGGGATGTTCTGTTGCTCGGGCAACTTCAATCATATCTTCTAAAGCTTCTTCACCTTTGACTAGAAGACCATGTTTAATTCTTCTTACGAGTTCAAAATCGTTTTCTTTATTATCATTAGTCATCATAATCGTATGCTTCTAGGAACCCATAATCACTATCAGCACTCACTCCAGAAGGAGTAGGAGTAATAGTAATACTCAATAAATCACTGTCAGCAATATCCTTTGTTTCTGTATCAATCTTAGCAATTGATTTATTAATAATTTTACCATCATTAATCGGACCATAAAAGTTAACTTTCATATCAAATGTTAAAGTATATAGGATAGTTCTTCGTGAGGCAACTTCGCCTTCAAAATCATCATTAAAATCTACACTTGTAATAGTAATAGGTACATCTTCTACTACACTTGGATGATCTGCAAGAGGTTTAATTGAAACGTTGTACTGAGGAGAAAAATAAGGAATTATCTGCTCTACAATTTGTAAGGCATCATTCTGAGTTTTAGAATAAATGTTAAGCTGAAAGTTTATTATATAAGGTACAAAGGCATTTATTTTAGATCTCTGAGATACTGTAGTTCCTGCTTGTTGAAAGTTAGTAGTCTTTTGTAGCTGTCTAGAAGGGTCATAGTTTATACCTATTATTTCAAAAGACATTCTAGGAAGCTTTACTGCTACTCTTTGACCGTCTTGCAAGTCAGCTTGCTCTCTTATACGGTCTAAGAATTTAGACCGAGGTGCATAGGTTAAAGGAACTTTAACATGATTATAAGAAGCTCCAGTCTCTAGTCGTCTGACTACGTATATATCATTAAACAGCTTACCAAAAGTCGCAACCGATTTTCTAATTCTTTCGTGATAAAAATAACTAAACATTAAGGTTCTCCAAATGGGTTTGATTCAGAGAAGTCTAAGAAGTCAGTTAGAGTATCAAAGTATTCGTTTTGTTCATTAGAAGACGCTCCTATATTATCTGTCACACTAGTTACAAATGCTCCTTTATCTGTTGTTCTATCTCTAATAATAATACCAACCTCTGGTGTCTTATACTTACCATCATCAGAATAAAATTGAGAAACTGTAAGAGTGTTATTTGACTCGTTCCAGTTTTGTATAACTGATATTAGCCTATTACCATCAGCTTGTACTTGTATAGAATCTTCTCCGATCTCAAATAAGGCTGGAAGCGGCGGACTTATAGTCACAGTAGGAGCAGAAGAAAAGGGAGATCCAGCACTAGTGATTGTAATCCCTGTTAAAGCTCCTGCTGAACTAATCGTAGCCTCAACCACTGCGTTATTACTTGGAGAGAGTACAACTGTAGGAGGTACAGTATAACCAGCCCCAGGGTTAGTAACTGTAAACCCTGTTAACACACCAGATTCATTAATTGTAGAAGTAACAGCTGCTGTAGTTTTAGTGGTGTTTAAAACCATAGAATAGGTATAAGCATAGTCCGCTTGAATATCATCTATCTCATCATTACCTGTACTAATATTTTCATTTCCGTATTCAAATAGCTCACATCGCAATTTATAGGTTGGAAGGTTTTGTAACTGGTAAAATGGCTGTTCATGTTCTACATGGGTTATTTCGAAAAGCTTTTTAGAAAAGGGTATGTATAGCACATCACCCTCTGCCGGTCTCTGCATTGTAATTTCATTATCGTATCGTTGTACAGTACTTTCCCACCTACGTCTTGAAACTATAAAAGTAGCTTGATCTCTAATCTCTACTCCAAACTTAGTAAACAGATCTCCTTCACCGTCAAATCCGTCCACATTTTCAATATACATTTCAAGCTTATAGGAAGAGTTAAACCTGGATGGAATATCTTCTCCGAGTAATCTGTCCTCTGCTAGAATATCTCTTGGAAGGTAATAGATGTCTTGACCATACATTTTTAATGACTCTATGACTATATCCTCAAAGAGTCTTTGTTCTGATCTTACTGATTGACTAAAGTATGGATTAGTTGCCATTATTTTATCCTACAAAGAAGTCAGCTGGCATCTCGTGTTCAAGTCTAATAGACTCTCTTAAACGATCGATATCACCTGTTGCGTCATCGTATATCTGTCTACCATTTAGCATAACTCCTCCTGGAAGCTGCATACCTTCAAACTTCATAAGGTTAGCACCCCACTGTTGTTTAATAAGAGCAGTTGTATACTCCTTAAGCCATATATCATTATAAACTTTAGTATGTGTATTAGCATTTATTGCTTCGTATATTTCCGCTACAATGTAATCACCTTCTTTAAGATCACCATCTTGAAACTCACCATGAATATAAAGTCTATTCTGCTTTCTAGCAAAAGTAATCTGGGGGTTGCCGTTTAATCTCATATCAAGTAGAGACAGATATTGCTGCATTTGTTCGTAATATGCAAGGTCGCCAATATAAGAATGCATGTTAGCGATATCATTTAAGTGTAGCTGATATTTAACATCAAAGAAGTTTCTTGTAGACGCATCTCCGTGCACCTTAAACATTCTGGAAACAAACTGCACACTATCACTTAAAGTAATATACTGGTTCGTTACATCTGTAGCTGTTACTTGATGCTTGAGAAATGTTCTTAGAGTAGCATCTGAATGAAACTCTTGAT